ATGCTTCCGAACTCAGGACTCATTACTCGTTCACCTTTGCGAGTATAGAACTCGTTAAGCAAGTCGCGTTTTGCAAGGTTAATATCGTAGAGTTTGAAATTTCCCCACGTTTTATCAACAGTACTGTAACCTTTGAATTTTCTCATACATGTATTTATTATAGAATAATGTATGTAGATAACGAGTCAACAAAAAAGGCACTTTATGTGCCTTTTTTTATCCTGTTGCTATCAGCTTACTGTCATAGCCTAGATACTCTGCCCACGCAGGATCTCGCATTTGATAAGGGTTATGTTGTTTGACGACTTTAACCATTTGCCAGTAATTTGGCTCTTTGGGCTTGGACAACGGCTCTATTACTTTAGCACCTTTGAGCCAGTTACATGTGCCGCAACAAGTGACTAAGTTACTCCAAGAACTGTTGCCACCTTTGCTTTTTGGTGTGACATGATCCAGTGTCAAGTCTTTGGCTTGGAACTGATCTCCACAGTATTGGCAGGTATAGTTATCCCGCAGATAAACCATTTTACGATTAAACAAAACCTTGTTTTTTGGTCGTACATAACGCTTGGTCATTATGATGCTGGGCACTGGTATTGACAGCTTTTGACTATGTACTACCCAATCATCATATTCTTTGATCACTGAAACTTTGTTTAAAAAAGTGAGTTTGATCGCCATGGTCCAATCAACAACGCTGGGTGGCAACATCGACAGCGGAGTGCCGTCGCTGTTTAGTAGTAGTGTATCACTCATATTTTTATTTAATCTTATAAATCGGTAAGCCGTAAAAATAATTATACAGCATTAAATATGTATTGTCAACTATGACAATTTTTAAGGAGATTGAAATGGACATCGACTCACTGGAACATCACATCAGAACTGTGGACAATCGTCACACCCAAGTAGCAAGACAAATCGAACAAATCGTGTCCCAAAAATCTTGGGACGAATATCAAGTAGAAACACTTAAAAAAGAAAAACTCAAACTCAAAGACGAGCTAACCATGCTTTACCGGAAACGGCATGAGCTTATGCAAGAACATCACTACGAATAATTGACACAAATTCGATAATATTGTATAATACTTGCTTGTACCACAACAAGCGAGTATTTTATGAATGTAGCAAATTACAAACAAAAGTATGCAAAAACGGGTTCAAGTAAATTAGTTTTTCTCAAAAAAGATAAAATTAATAGCACACACAAATGGGTAGAGTATGCGTTAGATATTGTAGATATGTCTTCTATGTTAATGCAAACAAATAATTTAAAAGACAAATATACATTAATGGATGCGCTAGACATAGCACAACGTAAAAAAGATTGGCACTATCGTCAGGAAAACTTTCGTTTGCAAGATGCCATGCGTATTTTTGAGGCAGCAAAACAAATTGCCAAAAAATAATTGACACAGAGTCTCTATGCTGTTATAATATGGCATAGAGACTTTTTTTGGAGACAACATGTCCGATCCCTGCTATTATGTTATCAGTAGTTTAGAAGACCACAATCTTCGCACTAACAAAGAACAAATTATCCTGGCTCAAGCAGAAGCAGGTAACGATGAATTTTTTCATGGCTGTCGTCTTGCACTAGACAGTACAATTACATTTGGTATCAAACAAGTTCCAGAACGCAGTGGTCCTGATGGTCCTGGTGTTGATTGGGATTCATTTACCCTAGTACTCACTGGTTTTGTTACTCGTCAAATCACTGGCAATCTTGCTCGCGATACCATTGACCAATTAATGTCTAACTGTACTAATGCACAATGGAACGATTGGTATCGTCGTATCCTTATCAAAGATCTACGCTGTGGTGTCAGCGAAAAAACAATTAACAAAGTAGTGGAGAAGAAATATGCTGATTATGCTATTCCTGTTTTTGGCTGTCAGCTTGCTCACGATAGTGCTAACCATGAAAGCAAAGTCACAGGGAAGAGATTTATCGAAGTTAAACTTGATGGTGTTCGTGTTATCACTATTGTACACCCTGAAGGCCGTGTCAATATGTTTAGTCGCAATGGCAAAGAGTTTGTCAATTTTCCACATATAGCAGAGCAGTTTGCCGCTATTGCAGACACATTATTAGAGCCTTGGGTATTTGATGGCGAGATCATGAGCAGTAGTTTCCAGGACTTAATGAAGCAGGTGCATCGTAAAAGTGATGTACAAGCCGAGGATGCTGTGCTACATTTGTTTGATTGTATTCCGTTGGTACATTTTGAACGAGGCACTTGGAATGCTACACAGGAATTCCGCAGTAATCATTTAACAGAGTTTATGAATCATCATCAAGATTCATTGCCTAATATGACAATGGTGGGACAAGAACTTGTAGATTTGGACTCTGAAGCAGGACAACGCAAATACAAAGAGATCAATGCACTGGCCATCGAAGGCGGCTATGAAGGCATTATGATCAAGGATCCTATGGCTCCTTATGAATGCAAGCGAAGTCATGCTTGGTTAAAACTAAAGCCTTTTATTGAAGTAAGTTTGGAGGTACAGGGTGTTGAAGAAGGTACAGGACGAAATGAAGGACGATTGGGTGCGCTCATATGCAGTGGAGACGACGGAGGCAAGTTTATTCAAGTTAATTGTGGTAGCGGGTTCACTGATAATGACCGCATTGACTATTGGACTAGTCGTAATACACTTTTTGGAGCAGTGGTTGAAGTAAGAGCAGATGCTGTTACACAGAACCAAGACGGCACATATAGTCTGCGATTTCCTAGATTTCTACGCTTCCGCGGATTTGAAGCAGGAGAAAAACTATAATGGGCAATCAAACTGATTACTTTGAAAAAATTGGATACAAACCAACATGGTACCTTGGAGATCGAGTGTTTGGTTATTGGAATAAAATTCCATTTATCGGAACAGTTGGCAACGACACAGTAATCAATCACACAGAAGGGCCGCGTATTAGTGTGCATTTGGATTTGCCCATCAGGTTTGACAAACAAATACATCATGTTATAATAGTAAAACACAGGGATATTAAGGCATTGCGTGAATACACAGATTAACGAACTGTATAAGGAAATATATGTATAAAACTATGTACAAAGAAGTTGAAGTGGATGTCGACTTGTCAGACTTTGAAACCGATGATCTAATTGAAGAACTAGACTCACGTGGAGCCGGTGCCACAGACTACGGTGATGGCAAAAGCATCTTGATGTCTATCTATGAAAAACGTAGATTAGGTCAAGACTATCAAACAGAACTTGAACAACTGATCTGGTTAGGTCTCGGCAAGTTTGTATGATAGCCATTATAATAGCTATACAAAATCCCAGCTTTCGAGATTGGAATTTTAAGAACATTCGCAATTGGTCCGGCAGTACTCCTTTAAAGAACAAGTTTTGGGAGTTTGAGCTGATAAAGAATGGCTGCATTGTCGAGATTGACTTTACTATAAAAACTCGATGCGATCATGCAGGCGCCACGCTCCGTCTGGGACTGTTCGGCTACAGTTTTAATGCAAGTATATACGATAACAGGCACTGGGACTATGAAAAGAATAGATACGTGATTTATGACAATCAAGGAGAGAGATTATGAAAAACTGGTTACGAACAAAACTACACAACTTTTTATGGCCAATGCAAGAGGCATCAAGGGATCCTTATGGCAGCGATATAAAAGTGAATTCTATTAATAGTGCTAGACATCACGGTCATAGTACATTAAGCAGTGCAACCGAACCTTTGAGATTTACAATATACAATGCTTCAGGAGGCAAAATTGTCGAAATCAGTCACTATGATCAAAAAACAGATCGAAACAATACGAGCTTACATATTATTAACAATGACGAGGATTTTGGAGAAAGCATTGGAAAGATTGCGTTCATCGAACTCCTTAAAAAAGGGTAATGCCGTGTTCACTGAAAAAGAAATAGGCCAAATACTAGCGGCACAGCTAATGGCCACTATTCGAAATAAAGAGCAGTCTTATGTAAGCAGTGTGGGTTCCCAATATTCACATTTATACGATCCTGGTAAAAAAATCATGTCAGAACTAGTAGAACTAATGTTTATCAAAGCAATTGAATGTGATTCAAAACGCAGGCAAGAAGAGGCCGAGCAACTTATCATGGATAATCTTAAAAAATGAAATGCACTACTTGCCGCCAAGAATATTCGATTCTCTGTGATTACAATCAAGGACGATGTCCTCTTCACAGACCTATAATTAATTCTCATTCTATGAGATTTTATAATCTTTTTCAAAGTATTAAAAATGTTTACAACAAACTCAAGACTAAAGTATAAGACCTATACAAATAAAGAACCTGGATTTCATTTTAGTCCAGATAATATTGTTATAGTACCCAGGGCTGGTTTTCAAATCGACGATAAATGCCCCAGGGAATATAAACTAATCATTGTTGAATGTATCAACAATGGATGGTTGAAGCCAGTAGCACATCAACCCGTACACGAACACTTTATGGAAGAACTAACAAAATGACAAATCCTTTTAGAGACCAAGAACGATTTATGACTGCCTGCGATCAAACAGTGGGTGAGTTTAATGAAGGGCAGTTTGCCTTGTATACTAATCTTATCACCGAAGAACATCAAGAATTACTAGAGGCAACGTTGTCAGACGATCGTGAGGAACAACTAGATGCACTTATTGACATTTTGGTCGTTACAGTTGGTGCTATCCATAGCATGGGTGCTGACGGCGAAGGTGCATGGAATGAAGTCATGCGAACTAACTTTGCCAAGATTGATCCCATAACCGGGAAGGTTCGCAAACGTGAAGATGGTAAAGTTCTCAAGCCCCAAGGATGGACTGCACCTGAATTGGCGCAGTTCTTAAAAAATTAATAGGGCCACGGTCCCCGTTGTTTTCTAAGGACCTGTGTTATATCGCCCGTTAAAGCATTTGCTTTAATAACAGCGTTAGTTGAAAAACTTAGACTAGGTAAAGCAGTTCCGGTTTGTGCAAGATAGCTACTACCAAGAGCAAATGCCTGCTGTGGAGTAACTGCATTACCGGTTTGCTTGTTAAGCTGATCTTTACGCAGTAACTCATTAGACTGTGACAGTCCTTGATTAATTACTTGTTCTTCTGTGGCAATTCTGCCATAGTTGTTGTTTGCCATTATCGCGGCTTCTTGGATTCTTCTTGGACGATCTCTTTCATCTGCGGCAATAAAGCCAGCGGCCCTATCCCATTCACCATTTTTATACATACTGGTTAAGTCAATCTTTTCACCTTTGACATAAGCATAACTGGCATCGCCTGTTTGATTTTGATAACTTACCAAACTGTCAAATGCGTTTTGTGGAAGTTTGCTTACACCCGCTCCCGACAGCATTGTCTTAACGCCTGATTCATTCTTTGTTAGATCATTGGCAAATAGTTGATTAGCTTTATCAGCAGTTACACCTTGTGTAAATAACTCCGGATTTGTAAATTTATCATTTCCTTTAGCTCTAGCAAGCCTTGCTTTAACTATAGGATCATCTCCGGTATA